CAGGAACTCGCGGAGAGATCAATGAGGTACGGCTAATTGATCACGGTCTAGACTATAGACCATCTGTTTCAGTTGGTCCTTATGCCATTTATGGGACAGATGAAAATTACTTTGATTTTGCTGGATACTATTATCCTGTTTATACTTCTTCGTTAGCCGCTGGCGAGGAAAGTCATATCCATAAGTTTACTGAATTTCCAAATCAAGAATTCTATATGCCCAATGGTAGTATGAATCACGCTGTTTCGGATAATGGTGGTTATGAGGAATTTGAAACGTCCAGTCCGAACACTAAAGGTGTGTCCTTTGATGTCAGTACATTCAAAGGAGAAGGTGCATCCTTTGAAATAGCAGTTGGAGGGCAGGCATACTACCCCGGAATTTATCTAAATGATGACGGTAAGATTTCTTCCGGTAAAAAACTCAGAGACAACTACTTCTATCAAGAATTCTCATACCAACTAAGAACAAATATAACCCTCGAAAAATACAAGCAAGCATTCAGCGAAATTGTACACCCTGCGGGTATGAAAATGTTTGGAAGTTATCTCGAATCACTTGGATATGGTATCACTCAGAATGTAGGTCAAGATGTCAGAGCATATGAAATTTCTGTTCTTGGACACTACACCCCATACTCATTCAATACCTCAGAAAATCTAAGATTGAATTCTGCTGGAAAAGATCTATATCCGTTTGGTTACAATGGTAACAGTGGAGCATCTGCTTCTAATGAAGGCGGAAGCATTACTCATGATCCCATTGTAGCAAGAACAATAACTCGGTATGGTGAAACATTCTACAATGAACAATCAAGAACAGGTCCATCAGGGCAGGCTGTTAGTTCGGGTGCAACATTCAACTTTGCAGTTGGCATATGTGCTGCCACATGGGATCCTGGCACAACTGGTCCTCTTTGGTATCTTTCTAACGGAGTCACTTCAACACATGGTGCCACTGCACCAGCAAACTACTTCAGTGTAACCGCAGATCCCGGCGACTTTGCAAAATTCGGTTCTTTCTGGGTAATCTTTGCTCATCCCAATGATAGGGGTATCACTGGTATAGACTCTGGTATCAAATTTTCTGATGTAAAGATCGATCCTTTCCTATACATAGAGAGACGGAATGTTGTTGGATCAGGTGTTGATAGACCGAATCTTGTCCTATCTGCCGAGTCCAAAACCTCACAGGGTAACCAGCACTATCAGCCATGATCAAGGTCAACGGAGAGCATAATTGTCAAGTATAACCCCCAATGTATTGAAGACCACGTTCAAACGATATTTCGTTAGTTCGATCATTGACTCCGTTACAAAAAATGACGATGAGAATTTGTTTTTCTATATTGCAAGACCTACTGGGTGGACAGATGGCAACGAAGTACAGCAACCAGATACAGTTTCAGCAAATATTGATTCACGAAGACAAATTATTGCAATGAAGGCTATCGGTCCAAATGATATCAATTTCCTGATTCCGAAAAATTCATGGGTCAAGGGGACGGTCTATGACGAGTACACTGATGATTTGGGTATCTCAGGTGCCACCTTTCATGCAATGACACCAGATTTCAATGTATACAAAGTCATATCGAATAATAATGGCGCCCAATCACTATATCAACCACAAGCAACAACAACGTCAGGAACGATTTCTACAAGAGACGGTTATGTATGGAAATACATGTTCACTATCCCAGACGCACTCAAGGGCAGTATTACAGAGAGTTACATCCCTGTTCAAAATATCACAACCCGTGGACTTGATGATGTAACTCAACGTCAATTTGACGTTCGTGCGAATGCCTACTCTGGTGGTATTGAACATATTGATATTGATACAAACGGTAACCGATATATCAATTTGGGTTCTACTCTAACTGACACTCAGATTGGAAATCCAAGAACCAATGTGATGAAGAATGGCGCACTTGCAAACCAAAA